GCGATAGGAATTACAGCATTTAATATGGCCTCTGGTGATTTCTTTGAACTTTCAAGTATTACTGGAACTGGTTTTACAGTTCACTTTAAAAATAGTTCTGGAAGTTCTGTAGATCGAAACTTTAACTTTACTGCAATAGGTTTTGGTAAAGGTGGATAATTCAGATACAATAAAAGAAATTACTGAAAATTAAATGTCAAGAGTCGATAATACGGGTGGATCAGGATTTACCGTTGATAATGGTACTGGTCTTGTTGTAAGAACAAAGTTAAATCAGATAATTGCAGCTTTAAGTACATTAAATCAAGGCTCTGGTGATCCCTCGAGCGGTGTTGCAGCTTATGTTCCTCATATTGATGGAAATACTTTAAAGATAAGAAATTCTGCTAATAATGCCTTTGTTACTTTAGGTGATGTTAGTGCAACAAACTTTGGTCATGCTGGATTGTCGGCTGCAAATACTTTCACTTCAACAAATATATTTCAAGAGGATGTAACTTTTGATGGTGAGACTGCTGGAAGGGATATTGTTTTTGATAGATCAGATAATGCTTTAGAGTTTGCTGATAATGCAAAAGCGACTTTTGGAACTGGTGGAGATTTAGAAATATTTCACGATACTTCGGACAGTATTATTAATGATGCTGGAACAGGAGATTTAAAATTTCAATTAGGCGGTTCTACCAAATTTCAACTGGCAAGTGGTGGTGTTTCTTTGACAGGAGGGGCAGCAGCTAATATCACAGCCCTTTCTGATGGATCAACAATAAACATAGATATGGCTACAGCCTGTCATCATTCAGTAACGCTTGGAGGTAACAGAACCTTTGCCGCACCTTCAAACCAAGTAGTAGGTCAGGCTGGTTCGATATTTATTACGCAAGATGGTACAGGGTCTAGGACAGCATCATTCAATAGTGCTTTTAAATTTGTGGGAGGAACAGCACCGACATTAACAACAGGAGCAGGGCTGACAGATCGGATTGATTACATTATTCTGTCCAGTAATGTTATACATTGTGCAGTTTCATTGGACGTTAAGTAATGGGTTTTTATGATGCGATAAGAGTCGGAGCTTCGGGTGCTGCTGATAGTGCTTATACGGTAGATCGTAGTTTAAGATTTAATGATGATGATAGTGCTAAATTAAATAGAACTTTTGGTACAAATTCTAGTAATACAACAAAGACTTTATCTTTTTGGATGAAAAGAGGTAATTTAGGTTCTTATCAAACTATATTTGGTACAACTTCAGCAGGGTTTATTGAGAGTAGATTACAATTTACCAATACAGATGAGTTGCAGTTTGTAGATAGAGACTCAAGTAGTGGTGTTACAGATGTAAATAAAGTAACCACTAGAAAATTTAGAGATGTTGGAGCTTGGTATCATATAGTATTCGCTCTTAATAGCACTGATGGTACAGCAGATGATAGGGTTAAAATATATGTTAATGGTGTAAGAGAAACATCTTTTTCAACTTCTACAAACCCATCTTCTAGTTATTCTTTTTCATTTTATAGAAGTAGTGTAGATAATTTCATAGGAGCAAATAATGCAAGTGATTTTTTTGATGGATATTTAACAGAGATTAATTTTGTAGATGGACAAGCATTAACACCAGCATCTTTTGGAGAGACAAATGCAGAAACAGGTCAATGGAATCCTAAAAATTATGTAGGAAGTTATGGAACAAATGGATTTTATTTAAATTTTTCAGATAATTCTGGAACGACTGCAACAACATTAGGTAAGGATTCAAGCGGTAACGGCAACAACTTCACACCAAATAATTTTTCTGTAAGTGCTGGTGCTGGTAATGATTCAGTAACGGATACTCCAACAAATAATTTTTGTACTTTAAACCCATTAGATAGCTCTGGAAATAGTCCTTCAAATGGTAACTTACAAGGGGGAACAGCAGGGACTTCAGGCTGGAGACATACACGTTCAACTTTTGCTTTACCTTCAACTGGTAAATGGTATTGGGAATATAAAATACCAACTTCTGCTACAGATGGAAGTAATGGTTGGATTACTGGCATCGCATATTCAAATTTAGGTTTTACGCAAGATATAAATTCAAACTCAACTGGTTTATATGGCAGACAGACACAAGGTAAGTACAACAACAGCAGTAGTAGTCCAGTTACCAACAGTCACTTTACAACAGTTTCCGATAATGATATTTTACAATTTGCATATGATGCAGATGGGCAAAAACTTTATACAGGTAAAAATAATACATGGGAACTTAGTGCAGATCCTTCCGCAGGGTCAAACCCAAACTGGACAAGTGTTGCTTCTGGTGGATTTCCTATGGCTGGAAGTTATGGGTCAAATAGATATGTTATTTTAAATTTTGGACAACAAGCATTTGCTTACACGCCACCAACAGGATATAAAAAATTAAATTCAGCAAACTTACCCGACCCAACAATACTGCTACCTAATAAACATTTTGATACTTTGCTTTACACAGGTAATGGAGGTACTCAATCTATAACTGGTTTAGATTTTCAGCCTGATTGGGTTTGGATAAAAGTAAGAAGTCATGCTGGTGACAATCATCATCTTTATGACGCTGTAAGAGGAGCAGCAAAAACATTATTTTCTAATACAACTGGTGCTGAACAATCTAGCGATACCGATAGACTTTCATCATTTATTAGTAACGGTTTTACTTTAGGTAATAATTATAGAGTAAACGCAAGTGGTAGAACTTTTGCCTCATGGAACTGGGATGCTGGCGATACAGATGGCAAGACTTATACAGTAAAAGTTGTTTCTGATGGTGGTAATAAATATAGATTTGATGATTTTGGAACGTCTGCTGTAACTCTTGATCTCGCAGAAGGTGGTACTTATATTTTTGATGGTGCTGATTCTTCTATGGCTTCTCATCCAATAAAATTATCTGAAACAAGTAATGGAACTCATGGAGGAGGATCTTCATACAATACTGGAGTTACTTATTTATTAGATGGAGCAAGTGTAACTGAATCAGCTTATGTATCTGGATATGCTTCAGCTACTACAAGACAACTAAAAATAGTAGTTGCAGCGTCAGCACCAACTTTATATTATTACTGTCATTATCACTCTGGAATGGGAGGACAGGTCAATACAAACTCAACTCTTGGATCAAGTAATTTTGATGGGTCTAGGCAAGCTATTACAAAAGTAAATACAACTTCTGGATTTTCAATTATTTCATGGACAGGTACAGGATCAGCTTTTACTCTTGGGCATGGTTTAGGAGTAGCACCAAAAGTATATATAGTTAAGGCAAGGACAGGAAGTTCTGGCTGTAATTGGTTTGTTTATCATAAAGAAATCGGAGCAACTCATAATCTTAGATTAAATAATACTAGTGCTTCTGGTGCAGCTAGTGATCTTTTTAATAATACAGAGCCTACAAGTTCTGTTTTATCTATAGGTGATAGTAGCTGTATTAATGAAAACAATGGAACTTACATTACTTATGCTTTCAGCGAAGTAGCAGGGTATAGCAAGTTTGGCAGCTTTGTCGGGAATGGAAGTAATGATGGGCCTTTTATTTTTTTAGGTTTTTCTGCTGCACTAATAATTTATAAAAATGCTAGTGCAGGATCAACAGATTGGATTATGTTTGACCCAAAAAGAATACATGATGGAGAAAATCTTGACTATTTAGAACCTAACACTAATGACGCAGAAGGTTATCTTGCAGTAGATATTTTAAGTAATGGATTTAAATTAACCCATGAAACAAATAGTAAATTTAATGGAAATGGTAATACATTTATTTATTTAGCATTTGCGGAATCCCCATTTAAAAATGCTCGTGCTAGATAAACGGGCATACACTAGAATAAAACTATGGCATTTAAACTAGACGGCAAACCTTTAGCAGCTGATGTGGCTTTTACCCACAACGATATAAATTACCCTGCTAACTGGCTTAGATTAGCTTCCAAAACAGAGAAAGAAGCTATTGGTATAACAGAAGAAGCAGACGCACCAACTTATGACTCAAGGTTTTACTGGGGTGATGGAACTGCTAAAGCACTTGATGATGTAGATGCAAAGGATGAAGATGGTAATTTATTAAAAGATGAAAAGGGAAATCAGGTTGTAACTCAAGGTGTTAAATCAGTATTAAAGGCACAGGAAAAAGCTACGGCTGGTTCTTTGTTGGCAAGATATGATTGGTACGTTGTAAGAAAAGCAGAGAAAGATACTGCTATTCCTTCTGCTATTACAACTTATCGTGATGGAGTTAGGACAGCCTGTAATACAAGAGAAACAGAGATTGATAACTGTGCAGATACCGCAGCTTTAGTTACGTTATATAGTGCAACTTATGATAAAGACGGAAATTTTGAAAAATTTAACATGACACAATATCCAGAAGATCCTAACGTTTAGATTCCTGCATTTGCCTTGATATAACACCCATAGTGACATACAAAGGTGATAAACCTATAATTAGCAATAGAACAGCTATGCTCATAACTGACATG